GATGTTGGACAGCGAACGCGGCCACTTTGAACTCGATGGCGACCGAGGCGGCGAATATCCGTAGCGCGATCAGGATCGCTCCCAGAGCCACCTTGAACTCCGGGGCAAGCGCCCTGATGACCGGACCCAGCGCCTGCAACTCCTCGCCTACCGAGCGGAAGATCGACCCAAGCGAACGACCGATCGACTCGCCGATCGACCGGATCTGCGGCCAGTTCTGCCGCACCGTCTCCACGATCTTCTGGGCTTCCTTCTCGAACGCCTCCAACGCAGGAGTGGCATAGCGCCGCCACTCCTCGCCAATCCCCTGAGACACCGCGTGCGCGGCGGCCTGGATCTCGCCCATATGGCGAACGATCGCCGCCGCCGCATCACCAACTCCCTGCGCCAACCGTGTCACCAATGGCAGCATGAGCGTCCCGATCGGAATGAACGCCGCCTGCAACGCCGCCTTCGCCCGCTCGAGTTGGAAGCTGACCGTCGCCTGTGTCGCAACCCAGGCCTGTCCAAAGTTGCCGGTCGTCTTGTTGATCTGCTCCTGACGCTTCCGTACGTCATCGAGATGCTGGAGAAGAGGCAGAATCGCCTTGAGCGAACGCCGGCCGAACACGTCGGCGATGATCGCCGTTTGCTCAACCGCCGTCTTGCCAGAAGCTTGCAGATGGTTCTGTAGATCGGTGAGTGCAAAGATCAACCCGTGCGAACGCATGTCATTCGCCAATTGATCCTGGGCAATACCGATAGAACCGAGTGCCCCAACGCCCTTCGCGGTTCCCGCTGCCATCGTCAAGAACGCCATCTGCAGCCGGGTCGCAGCTTCCGAGGCGTTCTCGTTCTGCACCGTCAACTCGGCGACAGCTGCCCCAACGTCTTGGATCGAGATCCCAACACCCCTCGCAGCCGAGAGCAGGCCGGTGCCCATCGCCGCGGTGAGGTCGTTCATCCGCATGTTGCCGGCGCCGACCGTGGCGTTCAGGATCGCCATCGTATGCTGCATCGAACCAGCACCCTTGACACCAGACTTGAACGCCCCGATCAGGGCGTTCGTCGTGCTCTCAAGGTCAGCCTGGCCGACTTTGGCTCCTATGGCAGCCGCCCGCAGAATGTCCAGGGCGTGCCCGCCGCGAATACCAGCGGACTCAATATGGAAAAGACCCTTGGCAAGATCCTCCGGCCCCGTCCCAACCGACGAAGCCAGACCAAGGACGGCCTTCGACATCTTGTCGACTTCCTTCGCCGACGCACCCGCCTGCGTGTGGATCAACTCCATCTGCTTCTGGAAGTTGATCGCCTCTTTCGTCGCGAGTATCAGACCGCCGACGAGCGCGACACCGATCGCGCCAGCGAGGAGCTTCGACGTCCTGCCTAGCGTCGTGAACGATCCCTCGAGACGGGAGACGGAACGTACAGCCTGCGAGGAATCGCCCAGGAAGATGATGCGTACGGCAGACTCAGCGGCCATCTAACCTCCTAAGCGCCCGGCGGGCGCTCCTGTGGTCCGTAGTCAGGCGTAGTTGGGCGCGAGACCGGCGGAAGTCCGCGGGCCTCGCGCTCGGCATTGTTGCGCTTCTCCGTCCTGCGCCTAACCGCTAATCGCTGCCAGGCTTGGAACTCCGGCCAGGAGATTTCGCGCCAGTAGTTCGGCGGGAACGAGAACTCGTCGACGAGGATGGCGAGCCACTCGACCGCTTCGACCGGGTGGCTGCTGGAGGGTTTTGCGGATCCTCTTCTCCCTCCTCTTCTTCGGCCGTGCCGAAGTTGTACGCCTGAAGCAGCGAAGCGACGACGTGCTGGACGCCGATCACCCCGAACGGGCTCGCCGTCAACTCGGGCTGGCGCATCCGCAGAAGACTCAGCATCTCCGCGTCGAGTTCACGCAGCATCTCGATGCCGACCTCGCCGGCGTCACCGTTCACGTTCTCTGTTCGCTCGAACAACTCGGCGATCTTGAGGATCAACTCGAGGGGTGGGTCGCCGGGCAGCGTAAACTGCTCACCGCCATCCGACAGTTCGACTACGAAGTCGGCGGGCAGCAGCTCGCCGAGCTTGATGATTCTTGGCATGGGGGCTCCTGGTGTACTACGCTATTTGGCCGATGTTCCGGCGACTGCTCTTCCTGATCTTCTTCTGCCTCGGCGGCTTCATCTTCTACATCCCCAAGTGGCTGCTAATGGGGACGAAAGGCAGCCGTGACCGCAAGAGGATCCTTCGCCAGCAGGAAGAGATCCTCCGCCGCGCCTAGTACGTCGAGGCGTGCTGGTTCTTCAACTCGAAGATCACCGCCGACGTCGCACCCTTCAAGATCTTGCCGGTGATCGTCTCCCGGATCGTCTTGCCGTCCGGGTCGAGCTCCGTGATCGTGTCGTCGTTGTACGCGATCAGCGGGGCAAGTACGCCGAGGCCGCGCAGGTTGTTGCCTGAGTCCTGGATAACGGCCGCGGTGAACGCGCCCGTCGCGACCGATGTGGTCGGCTGGACGCCGCCACCGTAGGCGATCTTCGCCCACGTCGTCTTGTTCTGGTAGCGGCGGACGATCTCAATGTTCGCGTCCCTGTTCTGGATCACGATGTCGTCCAACTGCGTCTTCTGGGCTTGCAACTCCTCCGCGCCGAGGGCGAGGTCAATCTTGAAGCTTTCGATCGTTGAGTCCGCGGTTCCGTCGACGGCGTAGCTGGGCGTGTCGTAGTACTTGAAGTACGAATCCACGCCGGTGCCTGTCGTGTAGGACGGGGTGAGGAGTCCGGCCGCGACTGAGCCGCCGTAGGTGATGGCGGTGAATGGTGCGGTGATCTTCCACGGCTCCCCAGCCATCGCCTCGAGGGTGAGTCCGGTGAAGCGGACATCCGACAGCATGTGGAACAGGTCCGTGCCAGGATGGGCGGCGATCATCGTCGTGTACGGGAAACTGGCGTGGCCGGTGTGGAAGAAATGGGTGGCCGGGACGGTGCCACCGGTCCAGGTTGCGCCGCCGGGCATGATCGAGAGGAACTGGCCGACGATCTCGGGGCGGCAGTAGAAGACGAGTTGGCCGACACCCTTCCATGTCTTCAGGTACCCCGACCCCCAGTCGAGGCCGTCGCCGCCCTCACGGATGAAGGTGACGTCCTGCTGCGGGTCGAAGTTCATCCCCGAGATGTACTTGATGAAGCGATAGCCGGGCGCAGAGAGGTTCGGTGTGCCGAGCGCCGTCTGCTTGAGGCTGAGTCCTACGAACGCATTTGGGTCCGCGCTACTGAACGCTGGCATTGCTCACTCCTCGATCTGCTGGACGTTGAAGATGGTCAGGTAGAAGCCGCGCCAAGCGTCGACTTGGTCTGGTTCGAAGACGCGGCCGGGTTGGGTACGGGTGGGAAAGATTCGGAACGCGATCGGTGTCAACTGTTCCAAAGGTGCGGCGTCGTACAGGGATTCGATGACGGCGCGCGTCTGACGCTGCAACCGCTTACCGAGTAGCTGTCGGTCGGGGTCGGCTTCGAGCACCCAGACGCCAACCTCGATGTCTAGGAGCAGCGTGTGGGGGCCTTCCTCGCTAAAACCCGCGGGGCCTTCGGCGACGATGATGGCGGGCGAGTCGGGGATGCTCTCGAGGCCGCTCGTGTAGTAGGAGACGGGGACTGCGAGCGGAGGGTCAAGGTTCGGCAGGGCGGCGTCGATGTTGATGGCCGCGATCCGGGTCGGCATGTTCGCCTGCAGCTTCGCCTTGACTTGCTCGACGGCGTACTCGCCCAGCCTTAGGGCCATCGGAGACCTCCCGTAGAATGGGCGTATCGCAACTCAGATTCATCCGGCCTATCTAGCGGGCATCATCGATGGTGAGGGATGTTTCACCATTTCCCGTCACCACCAGGTCCGCGATGGCCGCAAGTACCGAGTGCAACACGTACTGAACGTCATAGTGGTGAACTCGTCGCTCGAGCTGTGCGAAGCGCTTCAACGCGACTGGGGCGGCTCTATCAGAGCTCGGAAGAGAACTAATGAACGTTGGAAGCAGACGTACTCCTGGCGCGTTCTGTCCAAGGACGCGGATCGGTTGATCGAAGCAGTCCTTCCATATCTGATTGTCAAACGTCGCCAAGCGGAACTTGCCATCGCTTTTAGGGAGACGATTGGGTTCTATCCTTCAGGCTCTCGCAGCGGCTACCGCATCCCAGAGGCGGTGAGGGTTGAACGAGAGCGCCTTGCTGACGAGATGAAATCTGCCAATAAGCTCGGCCCTAGATCCGACCAAACGTCAAGCGCGCCGCAGCGTTTACGTAGCTGACCATCGCCGCTTCTATCTTTCGACGATCTTCCACACGATAGGGATCCGGGATGACCTGTCTCTGCGGCATCTTTGATGTCCCGAGTTGATGGAAGATTGCGTAACTTGAATCGGTGCCATAGATCATGTGCCTGGGCCCCACATCAGCAGCCCGGCCGGGATCAGTCAATGACGCCTTCAGGTCGCCGGTACGGATGAGCGGATCCTCGGGCCAACCGCCAGAGGCTTTGCGCGCGAGCGTCGAGTCGG